AAAGCAGGGGTGGAACCCCCTTTTGCCGGACGGGAAAGACCGTTTTCTCTAAGAAGAACAAGCTATTTGTGTATGACTTGACCAGCTGGGGATGTACCCCAGTTTTGCCGAACCGTACGCAATGGGTTTATCTAAGAATCATGGTTTTGAATGATGAGCCGCAGGCAAAATGAAAATTTTTCGGTGCAGCAGTTTTACAAAAATGCTGCCGAGGTGTGGGCGAGCAGCCCACATTTGCGGAGCAAATTTGTTTTTGAGATTTGGCTTTCCTGCTGCAATCGCATTTTTGAAATCAAATAAAGTTAAATGACGAGAATCAAGGTTACAAATTCAGACAAGGCAACGGGGCGATTGCAGCATGCTGGTAGGCAAAAGCAGGGGTGAACCCCCCTTTTGCCGGACGGGAAAGACCGTTTTCTCTAAGAAGAACAAGCTATTTGTGTATGATTCGACCAGCTGGGGATGTGCTTCAGCCTTGCCGAATCATACGCAGTTCGTTTCCCCAAGCCTCATGTTTTATAGCAACCATTGCCCCAAATAAGCAATTATTCTACCTTTTCCTCCACCGCTTCCAGCTGACTTACCAAGCAATTCAACTGGCAGGCGACTGTCCCCGAGTGCCCATCCTCCTGAATCCGATACTGGGACAGCCGACACATCCGATACCGCACGCCATCCAATACCGCTGTAAACGTGGTCTGCTCCTGCAACGCTGTTTCCAGAGTCAGCAGCAATTCCGCTGGTGGGTCTGTCCGCAGAAATCGCCCTTCCATGTGTAGCACTCTAGAACGAATTGCCTGATTGGTAAAGACCGACATTCCAGCAGTGGTGGTTTGTTCTGCGAATTTCCGGATACCCGTGAGTTGATACTGTTCGACATAAAAAATATGCGAACCGATTGAAACCGGAAACGTTCGTTTTTCTTGAACGGTGCAAGTATATGCCATCAAACATCCTCCTTTGCAGCAGCCTGTTCTGTTTCAGACTGAAAGAATCCGAACAGTTGACAGGTTGCAGTAATGGTTTGCCGATTGAGTAGGCGGTCTGTTTTGGGTGCAGAGAGTTGAACCGTTTGCAGATTCTGTTGCTGAATGAGCACTGGCAAAATCTCTGCCGTGAACGTTCCAGACAATTCCGCAGCATGCGTTTCGATCGGCATCAGCAGCGTAACTGTAACCGTTGCAGAAAAAGGAACGGTTTCCTGTTCGCTGCGAAAAACAGGTGCTTCTGTCTGGCAAGCCTGTAAATTCAGCACGACGAATGGAGTGGCTTTCTGAGCAGCTGGCGTGTGATCATATGCCAGATAAACCGGCATCGGCAGTGCCTGTAGCTGGTTCTGTAGATGGTTTAGAATTTGCAGCATCTTCTTCGCTTTGCTCCTCTCTGTTGAGATGGGTTCGTTGAAAATAAAACTGTCGGTCAAGCAGCATCGGGCTGCACATCTGCTGGTACTGTTCCCGCAGCTTTCGAGCAGCTGTAATCTGCTGACTGCGGTCGGCTTGTTGTGGAGTTGTTCCGGCATAGGTGCAGGCAGTCTGCTCTTTGGTTGCCAGTAAAATTTGATAGGATTCATTGGCAATTGCCGCTGCTAGCAATTGCAGTGGCTGTAAAGTTGGGTCTACATTGGGCTTTAAAGCATCCGTGACAGTGGTCACCGCTGTGGAAATGAGTGCCTCATAGGGCTGTACATCCTCCAGCTGCGTCAACATCTGAAAAAAGCATCGAACCTGTTCCAATTTCATTCGTTCCCACCCCCATTATTTCATTTGAAACTGCTGTAAGCTGGCAGCAGTTTTTGCTTTTTCTTCTGCTGGCTGTAACTGCGAATTGCCCGTGGAACGCACTTCGTTTCGCAGCTGCTGCCGCAAATCCAGCAGTTCCGGAAATGTCATTCGTTCTGCTGCCTGTAACAAGCTTTTCTGCAAAGGCTGCCCGCTGAGATAACAGAGCGTCACCAGTTCTTTGCGAAGATCTTCTTCCGCAGCGGAAAGCTGAGCCTGTTGGCTCTGTAACTGCTTTTGGAGAACGGTAATTCGGTCATGGTCGGCAGAACCGCCATACTGTTTTGTTACGCCTGCATTTCGCTGAGCCGGAACAGCAACAAAACTCCATTCATAGGCATCCGTAATATCAGATAAAATCGTGTGGCAGAGCATACCCTGATAAAGTTCCCCCTGTACATGGGGGCAGCCCGTCAATCGACGGTCCTTTCCGCAGATGGAGCAGGTGTGTGAACGGGCACTGCAAGAAATGCTGACTTCTTTTTTGATGCCAGCATCAATTTCCCGAATGAAATCTGCATTTCCAGCAGTTCGTACCATGTACGCATTTGCTTTCAGACAGGTATAGGGAACGCCTGTGCTGGTCAGCTGTTCCGGATGGGTTTCCAGACGGGTGGAAAAAATACGGGCAGTTTGGTTTTTTCCGGATGGGTCGTGGTCAAAGATACCCGTTTTTCCGACAAACAGTGTTTTTAGTGTTTCCAGAGCGGAATCTGAAAACCGTTCAAAATCTCGGTCAACTTCATTATCACAGAGCAGAACGTCCAACAAATAGACTTCATCCAAAGTGTGTGTTCTGCGGGTAAACTGGTTCAGTTCCTGTAACAAAGCATCCTGATCCTGTTGTGTAAAATCCATATAAACAACCTCCTAAAAAGTTTTGGTTTCATATCAAGCCGCAGGCAAATGAAAAGTTTTTTGATCCAACAATTTTTCAAAAATGTTGGCGAGGTGTGGGCGAGTAGCCCACATTTGCGAAGCAAATTTTATTGGTATCCAATTTGCAATTTGTTTTCCCTGTTGCAATCGCACATTTTTAAACTTTCCCGTTCGAATTTGGAAAATCAGGGAGAAACAAAGGCAAAAATTCAAGCAGGGCAACGGGGCGATTGCAGCACGCTGGCAGGCAAAAGCAGGGGTAGAACCCCCTTTTGCCGGACGGTTCAGACCGCTTTCCCGAAGAGCATTTTCTCATTGCTTTCTATATTGCCTTAAAAACATTCTCCATGAAAAATACCCACCCACCCAACCCATACAGTAAAAGAATTAAACCGTCATCTTATGAACCGCATTTTTGGTCAGAACGCGGAAACCGCACTGGAGCGAAACCGAGATGGCTTCCAGCTGATTTTCAATCAGACGGTCTGTTTCCAGAATCAAATTCGAGCCAGTCACCATTTCAAGGGCGAAATTCTTGTCTACGCCCAGAATCACAGTGTCGCTCATCTGCGGAACTTTGCACAGAATCGTGCCGAATGGCAGCCGAACCTGTCCCTGTTCCACCGGTACAACATCTTCCATTTCGCTCATAGCGAGGATGGCAGCGGCATTCTTCGGGGAAACCAGCAGCAGATTCATGTCATAAGTACTGAATTTTCCATAGAGGGTGGCGAGGTCGCTGTAAGCCAACGCACTGCCAGCCTTTGCAGTGGTAGAACCAACAGTAGTGGTCAGCGTTGTGATTGCCTGCTGCATCAAAGCCTGTCCCAGCTGCATACCGACACTCTTCAGGAGCACAGCAAACACATCCAACCGCTGTCGGCGAACGGCTTCATAAGAAGCCTTTACCAGTCTGCCGTACTTGTTCAAAGTCAGGGCAGTGGTTGCCTCCAAAATGGTGGAGCTGGTCATTGCTGCCCCCTGTGCAACTGTTCCGTATGCATCGGTTTCCGTGATGGTGCAGCCCAGATACTGACTGCTGTCCGTGTGGGTTTCCACAGCGGTCAAATCAGACAGCATAGAAGCATCAATGCCCTGCTGTACGGCACGGCGGACAAATTCCGGGAACAGCACTGCACTTTCCGTGCTGGTGAAGAACTTTTCCACCCGGTCGCACTGTGCACCGCTGATGCGGATATCGAACCGCTTCAGCTGCCGTTCATAGGCATCCAGTCCAGCGAGTGGAGTGTCTGCATACTGTGCAGACGGGTCGAGTGCTTCCAGAGCCTGTACAAAGCTCTTGTTGGTCAGATGATACAAACCCTTTTCCAATTTCAAATTCTGATACATAAAACAATCTCCTTTTTTGATTTAATTTTTTTGCAGGTTCTGTTCAATCTGCATGGCTTGTGCCGTATGCAAACGAGCAAGAGCCTGTTCGGTTTCATCCTGTAAGTTGATGGTATCCCATTCCACGGAAATTTCTGCCGTAGAACCGATGGTACGCAGAAAAGCGGTGCAAATCTGCTGAATAACGGGAGTCAATAGCCGGCGGTAATATTCCAGTTCGGAAGTCAAAATATCTGCCTGCTGGGTGCTCATTCGTTCTGTGGAGGACCAGTTCAGCCCGAGCAGAAACGGCGGAATCGAAAGCTTGGAAACAATCTGTTCCAACAGCTGCCGAACGGGAATTTCCGTGTCTAGCAGGGGATTTTCTGCCCCAATGACTTTGATGTCCACATCACCAGCACAGATAAAATCTCGAACTTCACCGCTGGAACTGTCCCGCATGCCGGCAGCCCATTCCTTTGCAATGGCTTTCACTCGTTCTGTGGTATATGCCCGTTCAGTCGGGTCATTCGAGGGGTGATAGGTGACTGCATAGCGGATATTGCCGATGCGGTCATAATTCTGTCCGATGCATTCATAAATGCGGAGCAGGATGCTGCAAAGAGCCGGAATGCCATGCAGAACAGAAACGCCGTAAATCTGCCCAGCTGGCGGATGCAACGCACAGAACAGCAGCCGTTCCGGATGGGGCAGCGGTCGTTCTTCGGGCGAGCCGTCTGTCATTCGCAGAAAGAAGGCTCTGCCGGATTTTCCTGGCTTGAGGCAGACCAGATCGGGTTCTGCACAGTGCAGCCCAGTGATGCATCTGCGGCGGCTGTCAACGAGCAACTCTCCGAGGGCATTGCCGCAGGTGAGCAGGCTGTCGAGAAAGCGGTCGGTAAAACTCTGTAAGCCCTGACTGCTGAAATCGCAGGGAATCTGTTGAACAAACGCATCCAACTGCTTTTGAACAGCCGGGTCAGAAGCAATGACGGAATAACTGCCCGTGAGGCGAACAATCTTGCTCAAAGCAGCGTCAATAATCGGAACAGCATAGCGAAGCTGCCGATAGAGCTGCTGTGCGGTTTCATCCTGTCGGAGCAGGGAGAAATCCCGATGCTGTTGCCGTTCCGCAGAGATGAGAACAGAGGGAGCAGCGGCAGG